TTAATTCATTCGTTTTTTTATACTGCTTGCCGGAAAGTATCTGTATAAGGTGGATACGCCAATACCAAAAATAATAGCTAATTGCTGCCGAGGATGGCCTTTCTCTAATAGCCGACTAATCTGTTCCTGTTCATGTTTGTTGATCGCCCGAGGGCGCCCTCCCAGTCGTCCTTGCGCTCTGGCGGCAGCCAGTCCGGCAAGGGTTCGCTCGACGATTAATTCTCGCTCCATCTCGGCCAGTGCTGACATTACATGAAAAAAGAATCGCCCCATCGCGCTACTGGTATCAATACTATCGGTTAAAGAATGGAAGTGAGCTCCACGTTCATGTAATTCTGATATTAACGCCACCAGATTTTTCACGCTACGGCCCAGTCTGTCTAATTTCCAGACGACAAGAGTATCGCCTTTATTTACATACTTTAACGCCCGTTTCAGGCCGGGGCGGTTTGCAATCTTGCCACTGATACGGTCTTCAAAAATGCGGTCACAATTTGCACTAGTAAGCGCATTACGCTGTAAATCGATATTTTGGTCAATTGTTGACACCCGAATATACCCAATAGTAGCCATGATTTTCTCCTTTACATCAGATAAGGAAGAATTTTAGTCGCTTTTCTCATGGAGGATTGCTTTATCAAAAACCTTCCAAAAGGAAAATTTTATGGCACAAGTAATCAACACTAACAGTCTGTCGCTGCTGACCCAGAATAACCTGAACAAATCCCAGTCCGCACTGGGCACCGCTATCGAGCGTCTGTCTTCTGGTCTGCGTATCAACAGCGCGAAAGACGATGCGGCAGGTCAGGCGATTGCTAACCGTTTTACCGCGAACATCAAAGGTCTGACTCAGGCTTCCCGTAACGCTAACGACGGTATCTCCATTGCGCAGACCACTGAAGGCGCGCTGAACGAAATCAACAACAACCTGCAGCGTGTGCGTGAACTGGCGGTTCAGTCTGCTAACAGCACTAACTCCCAGTCTGACCTCGACTCTATCCAGGCTGAAATTACCCAGCGTCTGAACGAAATCGACCGTGTATCCGGCCAGACTCAGTTCAACGGCGTGAAAGTCCTGGCGCAGGACAACACCCTGACCATCCAGGTTGGTGCCAACGACGGTGAAACTATCGATATCGATCTGAAGCAGATCAACTCTCAGACCCTGGGTCTGGACTCACTGAACGTGCAGAAAGCGTATGATGTGAAAGATACAGCAGTAACAACGAAAGCTTATGCCAATAATGGTACTACACTGGATGTATCGGGTCTTGATGATGCAGCTATTAAAGCGGCTACGGGTGGTACGAATGGTACGGCTTCTGTAACCGGTGGTGCGGTTAAATTTGACGCAGATAATAACAAGTACTTTGTTACTATTGGTGGCTTTACTGGTGCTGATGCCGCCAAAAATGGCGATTATGAAGTTAACGTTGCTACTGACGGTACAGTAACCCTTGCGGCTGGCGCAACTAAAACCACAATGCCTGCTGGTGCGACAACTAAAACAGAAGTACAGGAGTTAAAAGATACACCGGCAGTTGTTTCAGCAGATGCTAAAAATGCCTTAATTGCTGGCGGCGTTGACGCTACCGATGCTAATGGCGCTGAGTTGGTCAAAATGTCTTATACCGATAAAAATGGTAAGACAATTGAAGGCGGTTATGCGCTTAAAGCTGGCGATAAGTATTACGCCGCAGATTACGATGAAGCGACAGGAGCAATTAAAGCTAAAACCACAAGTTATACTGCTGCTGACGGCACTACCAAAACAGCGGCTAACCAACTGGGTGGCGTAGACGGTAAAACCGAAGTCGTTACTATCGACGGTAAAACCTACAATGCCAGCAAAGCCGCTGGTCATGATTTCAAAGCACAACCAGAGCTGGCGGAAGCAGCCGCTAAAACCACCGAAAACCCGCTGCAGAAAATTGATGCCGCGCTGGCGCAGGTGGATGCGCTGCGCTCTGATCTGGGTGCGGTACAAAACCGTTTCAACTCTGCTATCACCAACCTGGGCAATACCGTAAACAACCTGTCTGAAGCGCGTAGCCGTATCGAAGATTCCGACTACGCGACCGAAGTTTCCAACATGTCTCGCGCGCAGATTCTGCAGCAGGCCGGTACTTCCGTTCTGGCGCAGGCTAACCAGGTCCCGCAGAACGTGCTGTCTCTGTTACGTTAATTTATTTCGTTTTATTCAGCCCCGTGAATTCGGGGCTTTTTCATTTAGCATAGATGAATATATATTTATGGAATGTATGGCTGTAAATGATATTTCCTACGGGCGAGAGGCTGAAATATGGCCGCGGGATTATTCTATGCTTGCTCGTCGAGTTCAATTTCTACGTTTTAATGATATCCCTGTTCGATTGGTGAGTAATAATGCCCGGATAATCATAGGCTACATTGCGAAGTTTAATCCGAGGGAAAATTTGATTCTGGCTTCGGATAAACCTAAAGGAAATAAGCGCATTGAAGTTAAATTAGAGTCTCTGGCAATTCTTGAAGAATTATCAGGTAATGACGCTTTTAATCTTTCGCTGATGCCGACTGACGAATTTAATCTTCAGCAATATACTCCATCGAGAAGAGATTATTTCTCGATTTGCAATAAGTGCTATAAACAGGGAGTCGGTATCAAAATCTATATGAAGTATGGACAGGTTTTGACTGGCAAAACGACAGGCGTAAATGCGTGTCAGGTTGGTGTGAGGACATCCAATGGCAATCATATGCAAGTTATGTTTGACTGGGTGAGCAGGATCACGTCTTCGGACTACGCTGAATAACGCCTACGGTAATAAAAAATTCCGTGAGAAAATATTGCTCCTGGAGGAACAGAGACCATTCGACAGCGCATAGATAGTTTCGCCGCTGCTCGTGCCACTACGGCCAGGACGCTTAAAGCAGCTGACAGAAAAGAATTGATCATTAAAGCTTCGCAAAGAAGGTCTGCTGAATCTTCGCAAATCTATGGATACCGTAGCCCAACATCCTGGCGTCTCACGGGCAACTGCTTATCTTTATGCTCGACAGTCTGACTGCGAGCTTTGCCCCAGCCAGGCAGGACTCTCAGTGAGTGTTCTATTTTCTTTGACTCTCGTATTCCAATTCTTTCAGGAGTTATTGGTGAGACTTTTGGCGTTTTGCCCTGTCACCCATCGCGCAGCCGCTTTACCCACCGCGTCATTTGACTCCAGTGTCCGTAAGGTTCTCTGCAATCCTCACCAGGCGGCAATGGACGTAAAAAAGCCCGCAGAGCTTGTGCTATACGGGCTTAGTAGACTTTACTGAACTTCAGTACATCAATATTTGGTGGGCTGGCGGAGTCTGAATAAATTTCTTAATGTATTAAATGTAAAGGATTTTTCCGTATTCAACTTTCAGTTGTGTACCTAAACGTGTACCAATTATGAAATGTCATAGTAATACGATCCCTCTTTAGAAATGTGCCACCTTTTTCATGTGGTCTTTTTTTCTTAAACAATGAGCATTGAAAAAAAGTTTTTTTGCATTTAACTGTTCACACTGTTCACCTCGTTATTTTTCTTTTTAATATCATAGTGATAAGTGGTGAATGGTTGGTGAAGAGTGAACAGTCGACTCTTCACCTTTGTGATTTTTTCTCGCTCTGGATGCGCACGGTCAGGCGATGTGGTGGGGGGATAAAAAGTTTTTTTAGGTTTTACTGTTCACACTGTTCACCTTTTGTTTTTTTTCAATTATTTCATGGTGATAACGGGTGAATATACGGTGAAGGGTGAACAGTGGATTGTTCACCTTGCGGTAATAGTCAGAAAGAAAAAGACCGGCTTTTGCCGGTCTGAGGTTGGTTATGTCGCTGCGGGTTCGTCGCACTTCGGCAGCCAGTCGCCGTTGCTTTCATCCTTAAGCGTCAGGTTGGTCTGTGTACCCTGCTTGGTATGCCGCTTCTCATAATTCATCCCGTACTCTTTGAGCATCATCGGCAGCCCCAGCCCGAACATTTTCAGGCTGAGTACGTTCCTGTATCCGTTGGCCTCCATATAGACCAGATAGGCATGATAGAGATAGTTACGGGGCTGGCGCGGAATAATATTGGCATTCCCCATAAACATCCCGTTGGTATGCGGCAGCGCCTCCAGATAGCCACAAAAATCAAATGCCGGGTCAGCGTCGCGTTTGATGCTGAGTGCTTCGTCGGAGTTCTGCTGCGACTGGAGCAGTGCGCGGGCGCTCATTGGATCGCTGAACTTCTGCATAAGCTGACGCACAATGACGGCCAGTTCGCGCGCAATTTTATCCCTGAGCTGCGGGTCGCGTTCCTCCGGCGCAATCTGCTCCGGGAAGTGAATAATCACCCGGCGACGTGACACACCACCGCTGCGGTCGGTGAAGCGCATCGGGTTATTGTTCACGGCCAGAATCACCGCCGGAATATGCGTTGAATACGGGTTCTGATATTTCGGGTCAACCGATACCGCATCGCCGCCGGTGATGGCTTTAAGCCCGGCACCGTCGCCGCTCCATTTCTCCTGGTCAGGCAGGCGTATCAACGAGAAGCCAATCAGGGATGCACGTTTGCGGGGGTCTTCCAGCGTGTCGATGTCGGCCGACGTGGCGTTATCCTCCCCAGCGAGCAGGGTCGCAATTTCGGCGAGAATACTTTTCCCGCTGCCACCCGGCCCGGTCACTTCGAGAAAGAGCTGCCAGTCGTAACGGTTCGCCAGCACCATAAACAGGGCGGCCAGAATCACGTCGCGCTTTTCGGCATTACCGCTGGCTGCCCGGTCGAGCCAGCGCCAGAAGTTTGGCGCGTGTGTCTCCAGCGTTTCCCCCTCCACCGGTGGTGTAAAGTCGACATCGCACAGCGTACGCAACCAGTACGATTTATGGTGTGGACTGAATATGCCGGTGCTGGTATCAAGCACACCGTTACGGAAGCCAATCAGACGCCGCGCCGGTGCATCCTGCTGCGGAATAATCAGTTTCAGGGTCTCCACCACGGAGGCGATCCTCCCCGACGAGAACGGGGCACGCAGACGCTGGAACAGTCCGGCCACATCACGGGCAAAATCGGACGGCGGTATCACCTTCCAGATGCCATTTTCATAGCGGGACAGGAGCTGACCGTTCGCGTCCACAGCCAGCGCTTCGCCGTAATGATCATGCACCCGCATCGCCTTTTCGCTGGCGCTCATGGCGGTAAATTCAGCCTCGCTCATGGTATCGAACGGACTTTGCGCCGGTGGCCGGATAGCGTCATAAATGGCTTTGCGTGTCGCATCCTCGCCTTTTTGTTCAAATGCGTCATTCCAGTCACCGAACACCGGCGGCAGGGCAACCATGCCCTCACAGGCGTCTGCGGCCGCCGCGGCTTTACTCTGGCCGTCGCCGTTCAGGTCGCGGTCGGCAGCAAGGACAATCTGACAGGCTGGATGTTTTTGACGGGCAAGGCTCGCCAGAGAAAGGAGGTTCACGGACGACAGCGCCACCATGACGGTTTCGCCGGTCAGGTGATGCACGGTGAGCGCGGTAGCATAACCCTCCGCGATCCACAGGCGTTTTCCCGCCTGTTTTTGCCCTTCGATGATATGGCATGCCCCTTTGACCTGACCGCCTTTCAGGGTGCGTTTGAGACCGTCTGAATTGATAAGCTGAAGGTTAACCAGCACGCCGCTATCATCATACAGCGGGACAACCAAATCACCGGCGCGGAACGTCACACCGCCAGTTTTATGCATGGTCGTCAGCGTCAGACATTCCCGACCGGGAAAGCCCTTGCCAGTCAGATAAGCGTTGCCAGTGGTCGTGTGGGTTTTCTCCATCAGTTTTACGGTAAGCTCTGCCGCCGCTTTCCGGTCGGCCTCCGTTCCGGCTTCTGCGGCCGCAATCACCTCCGGGGCAACCGGCGACAGACTGCCGGTCACGGCGTTTACCTTCCCGGCGGCCTCAGAGGCTGATACACCGAACACCTTCTCGACCAGTTTCAGTCCGTCACCCGCGCCGCACTGGTTACAGAACCATGTGCCGCGCCCCTCTTTATCGTCAAAGCGGAAGCGGTCAGAGCCGCCGCACACCGGGCAGGACTGATGGCGGTTTTTAATGACCTTCACCCCCAGCGCCGGGAGAATGCGCGGCCAGTGGCCGCACGCCTGTTTCACGGTGTCCGTTACGTTCATTTTCATTGTGGTTGTCTCCCTCAGTGCAGTACCGGCGCGGTGATGTGACGGGCGCAAAGTTCATCCATCACGGCCAGCCCGAGAAAGGACAGCGACGGCGCGGCTTTGAGTGGACCGGCTTCCATTAAATCTTCGAGTAATGCACAGGCTATCTGGCGACCTTTTTCCTCGCCGTGCTGGCGCAGGTAGAAGCCCTCCAGCTCGTCAGCAATGGCATTTTCCAGCGCGTCGAGGGTGAGGTGCGGATAGCGGTGCTGATGGGTGCACAGGGTCAGCCAGGCACAGGCGACCGCGCGGCGGTATAGCGCAGCACGCAGAGCGGGGGATAATGCAGTTTTCATACGTTACCCTCCCCGGTCAGCCAGCGCTGGTTGCAGCGTTCGACCACACCGTCGAGCTGGGCGGTCATGAGGTAAATCACGGAGGTGAGCTGTAATTGTTGTGCGGGGTCACGGCGTACGGTGGTGCAGTCCTGCACCTGCATCAGTTCGCCGACAAGATGGCCGACGTTGCGCATATGCTCAAGGCATTCGAGGTCACGGGCGGTAATGGTGGTGTGTTTCATGCGTGCACCTCCAGAACCGGCAAACGGTCAGCGAACGAGAGGACGTAATCGCGAACGAGGGAAAGGCGTGCGGCGTGCTCATCACCGGCAACGGTGCGGAGCATGCAAATACGGGGTTTACGGTCTGCGCGACGAACGGCGGCAAACACAAAGACAAACTGCGGGTGTGACGGGGTGAGGGTCGTAGCCATAGTGGCAACCTCCAATGTTTGCATGTGACTGCTACCACTGGAAACGCCAATTTCACTGGTGGTAGCCCAGACGGGGTTGGCGTAACCGGCAACATTGGAAACCGGCGCTTCGTGAGAAGCCCCCGCCTGAGCCACCATTACACAAAGGATCCATAGACAGATAAATCTCTGGATCAAAAATGGATGCGCTGAGGCATAGACACAAAAAAAGACGCAAGGCGCGTCCGGTGTCGCCAATGTTGTAAACGGGACGCCAATCCCGGCTGCCGATTTTGCGACAGCGGGAAAACTATACCTGGAAACGGCGAACGGAAGCAAGCCAGAAAAAGGGGCTGTTTGCTGAACGGTCATCATCATGCGTCATAGCCCCGGTTACGTTCGGCAATGCGATCTGCCATCCATGCGGTGATTTCAGACTGCGCCCACGCCACATTTTTTCCGCCGAGGGAGATTTGTTTCGGGAAGGCTTCCCGGCTGATGAGGTCGTAAATGGTCGAGCGGGACAGGCCGCACAGATGCATCACTTCGGGCAGGCGAATAAAGCGCTCGTGAACGGTATCAGAAACCGGCATCAGCGGCGCGGCAGGGGCAGAAGACGGGGAAGAAAAAGCGGTGTGCATCGGGCTACCTCACAAAGTCCATACAGTGCCGGTCGTGTCCGTCCGGCTTCGGGTAGCTCTCTATTTTGTGAATATTTTCCCTCAGGGCAACAAGTCATTTTGTAGTACTCCACCACACAACAGAGCGATTTTTATACAGTGGCAAACGTTGGCCGTTTTTTGGCAAACGTTGGCAAACCGGTGGCCCATTGCTGATTACTTTTATTTATATACTTCTGTTTTTTAATCGCTAAAAAGTCTAATGGGCTGACTGGCTGAACAAAGTGAAGGGTGAACAGTGGTGAACAGACGGTGAACAGTCAGACCTTCAACTGTTCACCCTTTAACTTACTGTATTACTTATCTTTTTATTTAAGGTGAACAGTGGTGAATAGTTATAAGTAAAAAAACAAACGGTGAGTAAGGTTTTCCTGCGACCTTTCTCTGGCCAGCCTGATTTTAAGGTCTGTTTGTGCCAGCACTCTGACAACGGCAATGAATCGTGTTGTTGTGCAGGAGGCGTCAGAATCATTTCAGGTTGAACACACGGAGAGCCTGAACATGAAACCCGAACTCATTATCAAAGCCATGCAGACCGTTATCAGTAAACAGGATGAAGGCGCGGAACAACGTATTGCCGGTGCGCTGGCCGCACTTAATGAAGCAAAAGACGCACACACGGCCAGCATGGGTAAACTCAGCGACATTGAAGCTTCCATTCAGCGTTGTGAGCAGGAACGACAGACTGCCCTCAGTGAAAGCGCACAGGCCGAACAGGACTGGCGCAGCCGCTTTCGAACCCTGCGCGGCAACCTCACTCCTGAACTGAAAGCTGAACACAGTAAACGTATCGCCAGCCGAGAACTGGCTGATGAGTTCACCGGTCTGATTACCGAGCTGGAGAAAGACAAAGGCCTCGCCATGCTTGGAGCATGCTCCTCCGGTACGGCTTATATCAGCGCCCACGAAAAAGCATTCACCACTTACGCCAACAGCGAATGGAAGAAAGTGCTGGCCGGTATCAGCCCTGCACTGTTACGTGCCTTCCTGTTGCGTATACGGTCGCTGGAAATGAGCGGAGAAACCTCGCCGCGTGCGACCGTGACCCGCGAGCTGGGCGATGCCCTGAATCTGCAGTCAGCCCTGTATCATTTCGATATGGAGCAGGAGCCGGTTCTGTCCGTAACGGGCATGAATCGCCCGGTCATAACCGGGGTTGATATGGCGCTGTTAAGAAGCCCGGCCAGACGGATGAAGCTTGCCGCTGAACTGGCCGCAAAAGACCACGAACAGGCAGAGGGCTGAATTATGTTTCACTGTCCGTTCTGCAAAAAGACCGCGCACGTCCGTACCAGCCGTTATCTGTCGGAAAACGTCAAACAGCGTTATCACCAGTGTACCAATATCGAATGCTCGGCCACTTTCCGCACCATCGAGTCGGTTGACGGTGTGATACGTGCCGCACCGGAAAAAACCGACCCCGCACCGGTGACGCCACCGCCGCCGCGTAAAGTACAGGGCTGTTACAGATCGCCGTTCCGGCATTAATCAGGAGAGACTCGTGACCACTGTGACCATACAGCAGGCCTTTGAGGCCTGTCAGACGAACAAAAACACCTGGCTGAAACGTAAAGCCGAACTGGCTGACCTTGAACTTGAATACCGTGAACAGCTCCTTGCCGGTGACGAACAAATCCCGCGCAGAATGCAGGATTTACGCGACAATATCGACGTGAAAAAGTGGGAGATTAATCAGGCCGCCGGTCGCTATATCCGCTCACATGAGGAGGTGCAGCACATCAGCATCCGCAACCGGCTCCATGACTTTATGCAGCAGCACGGCGCGGAGCTGGCACCTGAGCTGATGGGGTATAACGAACAGCTTCCCGCAGTAAAACAGAGCGCCATGCAGCACTCGGTTGATTATCTGCGTGAAGCCCTGTCGGTGTGGCTGGCCGCAGGTGAAAAAATTAATTATTCCGTGCAGGACAGCGATATTTTAACGGCCATCGGATTCAGGCCTGATGCGGCCTCGCGGGATGATAATCGCCAGAAATTCACCCCGGCACAGAACCTGATTTACACCCGCCGACGCGCAGAACTGGCCGCACAGTAGCACGCGAAAAAATCCCCGAAAATTCCGCTATTTTTCCCGCAAAAAGCCATGCATCCATAAGGTGCATGGTTTTGCATGCAAATCCCCGTATTTTTTATCCCACGCAACACCAGTACCGGCGCGGCCTGAGTCGGTTTATGCACCTGCATTAAAAGCGCCCCGGGAAGCGGGCAGGCGTGGCGGGGAGAGCATTGCGCGCCATCTATTTCATTAAAAATCAATAAGAGTTATCTTTTAAGTCACGATTGGGGGGCTACAGCATAGGATGTGTTATGGATGCTTTACAGACTGCGTTAGAGAAGTTGTTGAGGGATGATGGCGATACGATTTATAGCTACTTTCATGAAATTAAATCAGATTATTTGATTGAGGGAACTTCTGCATCCTGCCACTTTCATTGTATCAATTTAGATGGAAATGGACGCCCCAAAATCAATGCACTTATTCAATTTCTAGTTGGGAAAGTGATCGACTACTCAATTCCTCGTAAAAAGATAAATGAGGCGATGCAATATCAGCGTGATACAGGATCAACCCTTAAAATTACTAAATTATTTATGCAGGCTATGGGATTGTTTACCAGCCTTTCAAATAGTGGTGAGGGTGGGGAGTTAATACTGTTCTTATTTGCGGAGAAATTCCTAAAACTCCCACAAATAATTTGCAAAATGAACCTTAAAACTAATCCAGAAATGCATTACCACGGTGCAGACGGCGTACATATAGGCGTTGACAATCAGAGCCAGAAATTGTGTTTGTATTGGGGGGAGTCAAAGTTATATTCTGATTTAACTCAGGCGATTTATAAATGCATGAAGAGCATATCTCCTTTGATTACTAGTTCATTTGGTAGTGGTAGTGCGGAGGAAAGAGATATTCAACTACTCAGCGACTTTATGAATGTTGATGATCCTAAACTAGAAATTGCCTTAAAAAAATTCTTGGATCCTGATGAGCCTGAATTTAATAAATTAGAATATCGAGGGATTTGTTTGGTAGGTTTTGATATTGATGATTATCCATCTGAACCCAATAAGTTGAATATTAATGGATTGGCTGATTCGTTTAGCAGCAAGATTGATACTTGGAGAGATAGCATAAAAAAAAGAATAGTTGAGGAAAATATTCATGGGATATCATTACATGTGTTTTTAATTCCGTTTCCATCAGTAGATAGTTTTAGAAAGGCATTGGTTGCCTCTCTGGTAGGAGAGTGACATGAGTATGAAAGATCTACCTAATTGGTTAGTTCGTAATAAAGGTTTTATCAAGAAATTAGAGAAACTAACTATCGCATCAGTAGTTGGACAATTCCCTTCTGTTAGGGCATCTCATGAAAATGATATTTCTGATTTGGATATCAGCTATCTATTGACCTGCGGAAGTATTTTATCACAATCAAATGATGAACTCTGCCAAGATTCGGCCTTGAGGATTTCTCAATATTGTTTAATTAACTCTGTTAATGTGCAGAGAAAAGATAGTGCCGCATTGATTTTAGATACTTTGGCAAATAATGCTACAGTAGAGCTAGCAGTAGAAAAAGGATTTCTGAGCGAGGGGTTTGAGAAAAGGCTACCTATAGCTGGTCAGCTTGAAGCCATGAAGCGAAAAATTGAACATACAATAGAGATTGGAAATGATAAGTTTATTTATGCAAACAAATTTCAATCTGAATTTTGGGATAGTGCTCAACAAAACGAATGGATAAGTGTCTCTGCTCCAACATCAGTTGGTAAATCCTTCATTTTAGAATCATGGGTGGAGGACTATATTTTCAAAAGAGATAAAAGTTTAATTGTTTATCTGGTACCTACGAGAGCATTAATTAGTGAGGTGTTTGAGTCTATCGTAACACGACTTGACCCATATAGAACCGGAGTGATTAATATACAAACCTTGCCTCTTAGAACTGCTTATGACAACTCTAAGACAAATGTTTTTATATTCACTCAAGAAAGGCTTAATATATTTTATAACTCTCTGAATGAAAAGCCGATAGTAGATCTTTTAATAATAGATGAAGCTCATAAAATTGGTGATTCTCTCCGAGGTATATTCTTGCAGTATGTATTGGAAATGACATGTGCAAGGAATAGACATATTAAAGTTATTTTCGCTAGCCCTTTTACTTCCAACCCTGAACTATTGTTATCAGATGCACCATATAAAGGAAAAACAAGCGTTATAAAAAGTAGCTATGTTACTGTTAACCAAAATTTAATTTGGGTGGAACAACGCCAAAATACGCCTAAAAAATGGCGGATGTACTTTTTTTTCAGAGGCGAACGGCAATTTATAGGGGATTTTGATTTAGAAAATACGCCGTCTTCGGACAGTAAAAGATTGTCCTTTGTCGCACTTACGCTGGGAAGACATGCTTCAGGTAATGTAGTTTATGTAAACGGCGCTGCTGATGCTGAAAAAACGGCTAAACAAATTGCAGATGGTTTGAATTATGATACTGAGGATGAAGATGTTTTAAACTTGATTGAGTTAAGCGAGAAAGTTATTCATGAACGATTTGCGCTTAATGTTACTTTGAGGAAAGGGGTTGCATTTCATTATGGGAATATGCCATTAATAATAAAGACTGAGGTCGAGAGGTTATTTAGTAAAGGGAAAATAAAATATTTAATTTGTACTTCCACTCTAGTAGAAGGTGTAAATTTGGCCTGTAAAAATATTTTTATTCGCGGGCCTAAAAAAGGTAGTGGAAAACCTATGCAAGAGGATGACTTTTGGAATTTGGCCGGTAGGGCTGGACGATGGGGGAAAGAATTTCAAGGAAATGTGATTTGTGTTGACACTAATAATGAAAGAATATGGAATGGTACTCCTCCAATTAGTAAGAAAAATATTAAAATAATTCGTGCGACAGACTCACTGCATGACGAGGTTAATTCTATTTACGAATACATTGACTCACCTCATCATTATGGAATGACACGAGCAAACCCAAAATTGCAGGGGTTACTTAGTTATTTATGTATTTCACATTATCTTCATGATGGGCTGGTTTTTAATCCTTACATTGAAAAGTATAATTTAGAAAACTTAGACGAATTGGATGCTAAAATTACTGAAGTATTGGATTTATTGAGTTTCCCTCTTGAGGTGGTAACTCGTAATCCAGGCATTAGCCCAATATTAATGCAAAGTTTGTGGAATAGGTTTTGTGACTGTGATAAAGATAATTTAGAAAACCTACTCTTAGCTGACCCGTCAAGCGATGATGCTTTATCCTCATATGTCGCAGCATTTACACGTATATCTGACACGATGAGCATCGAGTTAGGATATAATTCTAAAGGTGCATTTGTTCTTGCCCTACTGGTCATTAAATGGATGAGGGGATATCCGCTAGCAAGATTGATATCTGAAAGAATAGATTATTTTAAAAAGAAAAAGAAAGAATACAAAGAACCTTCTGTAATAAGAAACGTTATGGAGGATGTAGAGCGAGTTGCTAGGTATCAAGCCCCGAAATTACTTTCTTGCTATAATGATCTATTAAGGTATTTTTATATTTCTGAAGGTCGGGCAGACCTTGTCGAATACATTGATGATGTAGGGGTTTTTTTAGAACTTGGAGTAAGTATAAAGACGCAAATATCTCTGATTAGCTTAGGTTTCTCACGAACGTCAGCCGTTATGATATCTGAGTATATTACAAGTGATAATTTAGATGAGCTATCTTGTATGCAATGGATTAATGAAAATAGCAGTTTACTTGATGACTTACCTGCATTAGTAAAAATGGAAATTTACTCAATCGTTAATGGGATTGAATTATAAATAATGGAGGGGGAACCCTCCATTATTGTTTTACAAATAAACCCCACCAATGTATTAGATCTCTTCTTTGCACCAGATATGTTGAGCGATTATAAGCTCTTCGTACTTCATTTTTATCAGTATGAGCTAAAGCTGCTTCAATTACATCAGGATTGAAATTAGCTTCATTCATAGCAGTACTAGCAATTGATCTCAGGCCATGAGCTACTAATCTGCCACCATATCCAATACGTTTCAAAGCGGCATTGGCTGTTTGGCTATTCATTGCTTTTTTTGGATCATTTCTACTGGGAAAAACATGTTCACGATGAGCACTGATAGGCTTCATAACTTCCAAAATATCTAAAGCCTGAGGTGATAAAGGAACTATGTGTTCCCGCTTAGCCTTCATCCGTTCGGCTGGAATCGTCCAGAGTTTGGCATCGAGATCGATCTCTACCCAGCGAGCACCAGAAGCCTCAGAAGGACGCACTAGGGTCAGAAGCTGCCACTCAATAAGACAGCGAGTCGAAACAGATAGATTTGACATGACCAGAGAACGCATCAGCTTGGGTAATTCTTCTGGTCGTAGCGTGGGCATGTTTTGCTTTTTGGGTTTCTCAAATGCCATTCCAACACCTGACGCCGGATTTGCATCAATCAGACCTGTATTAACCGCGTAAATCATTATCTCGTTAATACGCTGGACTAGGCGACGAACCGTCTCTAATGCGCCACGTGCTTTTATTGGCTCCAATGCTTCAACAATCGTTCTGGCCTTAATCTCCTGAACTGGTATCGCACCGATTGCCGGGAACACGTCTTTATCCAAAGAACGCCAAATATCCTTTGCATAATCCTCTGTGACACCTCTGCTTTTAATCTGGAACCAGTTAGCAGCTACTGTTGAGAAAATGCTGTCTAACTCAATCTGGCGTTGTTCTGACGCCTGCTCCTGTTGCTGTTGTGGATCCATGCCTTGCGCAAGCGTGATTAAGTGCTGGTCGCGTATCTGACGTGCTGCTGCGAGTGTAAGGGCAGGGTATGAGCCGAGACTCAAATTTGTGCGGCTGCTGCTTCCCGGTCGTTGATAACGGAAGCGCCAGAGTTTTTTACCAGTGGTTTTGACGAGCAAGAACAAGCCATCACCATCATGAAGGGTGAAGTCTTTTTCACGGGGTTTGGCTTTAAGGATTTCATTGTTAGTGAGGGGGCGTGTGATACGCGCCATATCTGGATCCCTTCCATAATTGGTACACGTTTAATGGACCACAGTATAGCGTGTACCTAAACGTGTACCAATTTTCTCTGGATTTAGCCGGATGTTCTCGGACAACGACAGACACAAAAAAGCCCGCAGGGCTTGTGCCGTGCGGGCTTTCTGTACTTCACCGGACGTATCCGGATCATGATTTGGTGGAGCTGGCGGGAGTTGAACCCGCGTCCGAAATTCCTACATTCTTACAATTACTATGTTAAATCAATAGATTCTCAATTTTATCAATCACATGGTTGTTAGTAGTTCATAGTGATGAGTAGTGGTTTGGCTATCGGGTGGACAAAATGTGGATCATGATGCTCTTCTAATGAAACTGCTGATACGAGATGATGATTTTTTAACAGTCCAAGAGTTCCACTCTGGAAATATATATTCGCTCATATATGAATATTGTACTACAGCATCGGGGACAATATATCCGTAGGCTTTCAGATCTATAGTGTCAAGAATATCCTGTGTTAACAAAAAGTACGCTTTTAATACACGTTTTAAATTTTCTTCATTTTCAAAACGTGAACAGAAATAGAATGAATTAGTATCTATTATGAATGAATACTTGGTGATTATTGGACTTAATTGTAAGTTTGAAGATATACTTGTCATTGCAGATTCTATTTTGTATATAATTTCGAAACAGTCCGGTTCATGAACCGTGTATCTCAACTCATCAATCAAAGCATCAATGCCCCTCCATAAAGACTTTAATGAATTAATTAGAGTGGTGGAAATGGAAAAATCATTGTCGTATGTGGATGCTTTATTGAAAATTTTCTTGTAAAGTTTAAATGGAGCAATGATTTTTATTTCAATCTCACTTTCAACTACTTTTTTTGTGACAATTGAGTGTGGGCTCTCCATTGTTTCAATTATGTATACATTTTTTTTTATAGATGTATTGAAATATTCAATGTAATTTTTTTGATGAGAATAAAACAAGTCTGTTCTATTCTTTAATTTTGTCTGTTGAATTTGCTCATCCGTTTGAATTGTCCTGTGTATGTTGTTAACGATTGCAACAAAAGGTATGCATAACGACAACAAACCTAAGGGGAGTTTACTTATACTGATGAAGTTATTAAATCCTTCTTGGTTAAATTGGAATTTATAATTTGCCCAAGAAAATAATCCAAAATAGATAAAGCTAATAAACGGGATTCTTATAGATGACCAGAATAAAGCTTGCTTTGTTAATGGTTCTGAGTTCATAGAAAAAGCATTTCTTGCACTAATGTAGATTAATTCAAATGCAAGGTAGAAAAAGAAAAACAACAAAGCGACCAAAGAATAAAAAGAATCTTGACTAATCTTATTGATAAAAATATCCATGACTTAGTCCGTTAAGTTTGAAAGAGGGTTTTTTGTTACTGCATCTTCTAAATGTGTTGGCGCAAAGTGTGCATATATCATAGTCATTTTTATATCAGAATGTCCTAATATTTCCTTTAGAACTAAAATATTTCCACCATTCATCATAAAGTGACTAGCGAAAGTATGACGTAGTATATGTGTACACTGCCCATCTGGCAACTCAATACCTGATTTATTAACAATTCGCTCGAAAGTTTTGCGACAGGGGGTGAACAGTCGCCCTCTCAATTTAGGTATCTGATCATAAAGCTCCTTGGCGATAGGAATAGAACGAACCTTTTTATTTTTTGTATTTCTATATGTGATTCTATAAGGCGTAACTTGGGCACCTTCAAGGTTTTCAGCCTCACTCCATCTGGCGCCAGTTGCTAAGCAGATTTTCGATATAATAGATACACTGGGATTATTTGATTCATCAAGATGTTTCAGCAGTATTTTGATTTCATTTGGGTAGAGAAAAGACACCATCTTCTCATCTATTTTAAACGTCGGAATTCCAGCTAAAGGATTAGCTAGGGGCCAATGGCCTAACTTTTTTAGTGTACCAAAAACAGCGGAAAGATTACGCTGTTCATGATTAACAGTTTGAGGTCGTATTGGCATACAGCGTCCGTTTATGTCTGGTATCTCTCCTTTTAATCTGCCTTCGCGATATTTGCTAAAGTCAGCCGCAGTAATATTTGCTGCGATAGGATTACCCATGCCAGCACAGATTGCTTTAAGTTTAGACATCATGCGACCAGAATCTGCAAGGGTTCTTCCATAGAGCGAATACCATTGTTCAATGATTTCTGATAGGCGTCTATTATCCTGCTTCTCAGCTATCCAAGGCTTATCTTCAATCTCGCTAGCGATGTACTTTTCATAAGCTAACGCCTCGCCTTTAGTTACAAATTTTTTACGAATGCGCTTTCCCTTAATACCGTTTGGTCGAAGATCGCAAAGCCATTCTCCAGTATCTAGCTTTCTTACAGTCATTATGCGTTTATAACCATTGTCATAATTACTTTACCAATAACTTTTACGTCTTCTGAATCACAATCTAGAGGATATTTACCCCAGTCAATACGCAGTTTATTCCCTGGTAAAAGAGTTAGTTCTTTAATACTTTGAGTGTCAGAGTACTCTATTAAAAACTTCCCGTCTCCGACAGCATAATCGGCCTTATCAATGAGGTACTTTATCTGTCCATCAATAATAAATTCTACATCTCCCTGATGGTTCGGAATGATTGTCTTATCAAAAATAAGAGATGAAATTTTAATCAAATTAGAACCATCAATTCTATAAGCAGGAATACGGATTGTGTCGCTTGAAAGGTGATCGAACATTGCACCTTCACCAGTGACCAGCCAGTGCAGGGACGCCCCAGTTTCCAGAGCGCAACGTATTGCTATATCAGCAGGGTAATTGTCTCGCATGATTCTGTTTCCGAGAGAGCTATTAGTTATACCCAGATGTTTGGCTAACTGGTTACGGGATGTGAACCCGTAAACCTCACAAATGCGTTCGATAGCCTGTCGTGCACCCGTTTCTAAATTCATAATGAACACCAAAGGTTGTCTTTATCTCTTGACAAATCATTTTGTCGTCCATAGGATGGCCATGAACACCAAAACCTGTCATTTGCTGTTAACTACTATCAACTGCTGTTAACTACTCGCAATAGTTAATAACTTAAAGGAGTTAGTTTGCCTCATGAGCCAGACTGTTTCAACACATAGCGAAAACCGTTGGGTGCCATTGAAAGCCTTTTGCGAACGCACTGGCATAAAAGAAAGCACAGCTCGTTACTACCTCAAAAATGGAAAGTTACCAATAAAACCAAAAGATAAGGCTAAAGGCCGAGTGTATGTCGATTGGTTTTCTTGGAACGCAGGAACAATAGTTCACTGATCGTGCATGTGCCATCGCACTTTGAATGATTTCGGAGATGGTTACTATGTTTGATTATCAAACCTCCAAACATGCTCACTTTGATGCGGCTTGCCGAGCATTTGCGATTGAGCACAATCTGGAAGATGTGGCTGCTGCTGTTGGTATGAGGCCGCAGATCCTGCGCAACAAATTGAATCCAGCACAGCCGCACCGTTTAACCTGTGATGAGCTTTTGGCCATTACGGATTACACCGAAGATGCGCGTTTACTGGATGGGATGCTGGGGCAGATTAACTGTCTTCCATCCGTGCCGGTGAACAATGCTACAGAAGCCAACATGCAACTGTGTGCTCTTAGCGCCACCGCCAGTGTGGGCGCAATTGCTGGGGAAGCCGTATCAACTGGTCACATGACCGCCGCCCGCCGTACACAAATTCTTGAGCGCGCTCGCGATGCTATCCGTAGCCTTTCCGTGTTGGCTTACACCGTTGAAAGCCGTATCCATTCTGCGCCGGTTTTAGCCGCAGCGGTGGATCTGGTCACGACGAATGCCACCGGTTTGATGTGAACAAGGCGCTATAACAGCGCCATGACCATAGAAGAAATTGTTATGCAATTACTTAGGAATACCACCCGCCAGCAAGGCCATGAGTTTTTCAAACTTCGTCAGCGGTTCAATGTCGCGGCGAAGCTCGATAGATGCTCTGTTTCTTGCGGGGTTGTAGAGGGAAGTCGGGGCGTTACTGTCGAATTCTTCGAGTTCATCCAGACGTCTGGCGATTTCAGCATCACTTGCTGCATGGATATCACTAAGCAACCGGGAGTATCGCTTTTTTTGGGCATCTGCGCAGGCTGCTTTATCGGCGGGTTTATATGCCACCCGGTAGGCAGAAAAAATGACAGCGAGAATACCGCACAGCCAGCCGAACTGAACGCCGACGCTAGTAAGTCCTCCAGTAAGGATAAGCAAAAAATTCATCAGGTTATCAGTGCGCCGGTTGAATGTTTCGGTCATCACTTCGAGGTAATAGCAGTAGGTGGCCTGAAATATCAGGTCAGTTGCTGGCTGGTTACTCATAGTCGTTTATTCCTGTTTTTTCTCACCTTTCTCACTCTGATCCTTCAGTGGGGCAGGTGCGGGTTTATGAAGTCGATGAAATTTGTTGTCGTCATCGTCGGCCATGTTTGTAGCTCCTGTGTGTGGTTGAATTTTAAACCGGGATGTCTTGGCAGATCCTCCGGTACTCGATCGCATACCCATGTGCCGGGCATGGCTAAATACCCCGGCAATCATACTGTTACGCAGTGAGGGAAACAATGAAAGCGTTTGTGACTTACCTGAAAAAAGAATCACCGGCTATGCAGTTACCCAGTGGTTCAACCGGTTGGATAGAACTGCCGAACGGCCAGCGCTGGAATCCTGGTCACACCTATAAATTCAATGCACATGAGTCTGTCCAGATGAAGGGCGGTTCTGTTCTGCGTTTCCTGACGACTAAAACCCGCCGCCTGCTGGGAATGGTTGGGGGGCGTTATGGCAATTAACCAGGAACAGCAAAAGCGTGGGCTGGATCATCTTAAAAAGATTCGGCGCAAATATTTCAGTACTAGCAGTGAAGCCGCTGAATGGTGGGACAACCTGACACCAGAATGGCGCGGGGTGGTTCTTCATGCTGCTGCAATCAATTCCAGATCCGGCGTTTTTAAACGCAGCTTAAGTAATTGTTGCTGGCGAGAACTTTTTGAGCGGTTGGAGTATCGGGACATGATACAGCTGCGCCAGGGAATTTCCCGTGCTCGTTTAACTTTTAGCGGATTCGGGAGTTTACGGGACAGTGATTTCTCCAGACGAACCGCTGAACGTCCAGTAAAAATCGTCCATCCCATTAATACCAGGAACAAAGTGCAGATGATTATCGCACCTCATATTGTCCATAAATTGCAGCAGGGGAATCACTGATGAGCATTATTTCTGTAGAGGGTAAATCGTTGGGGGCTGAACTGGCTGTGTGGGGAGTCCCGCATAACTACGCGGTAGCGTTTGCAGAGAAAAGCACCAGTAAAAATGGTCGTATTGCGTTGCATCCATTCTTCTTTAATGACACTGAGCACATGACTAATCCGCGTCACTGGCTGGCAATCAATGCCGCTTTCTGGTGCTGCGTGTACCGCGAGGCCGAAAGCAAAGAGGAACAGATTGAAGCACTGGCGGGGATTCGCGCAATTTTCTATACAGCCGGGGCGCTGGGTGTTGGCGAGATAAAGGCGCTAATCCAGGAGTGGTGGCGGACAACCTATGAGCTGCACCTGATTCCGGCACCGAACTACTCCGCCGCCACAGTACACCCCACTTTTCACTAATTAACTACCTGAATTTTTTGGCCACGGTTCAAGTGGTCGGGGATTCTTTTGCCCTAAGGAAACAAAAATGCATATGACACGTCAGGATTTACCCGCAACGAAATCAGATACTGACCTGCTGACCATGCTCACCAAAGCTACACAGGAAGGTAAAGCCGCTGCTGCTGATTTGTGTTCTATCCGTCTGGATAAGCTGGCCACCCATGCAGCTAATGAAGGTTTAAGCGCAACGGAAATTGTTGAGTTAATCCGTGAAGAGGCCGCAGCGATTTGTAGTAAAGGCGGTGCCGCATGGCAGTAAAAACTCCACTTAAGTGGGTGGGCAGCAAAGCCCGCCTTATGCCGCAATTACGTCCCCATTTGCCGGAAGGAAAGCGCCTGGTTGAACCGTTCGCAGGTTCCTGCGCCGTCATGATGAATACGGATTATGACGAGTATCTGATTGCAGATGTGAATCCTGATCTGGTTAATCTTTATAAAGCGATGGCATATCACACAGATGCGTTGCTTAATGAGCTGGAGAGTCTGTTTACTGCCGGTTCGTTAGGTGACGAAGAAAGCCGAGCGGTTTTCTATTATGCGGTGCGTGATGCTTTCAACCAGTCAGGTAAATCCTTTGGTTCGGAATCCGTAGAAGCTGCTGCGCATTTCCTGTACCTGAACCGGCACTGCTTTAATGGCCTGTGCCGGTACAATCGCCGCGGTCAGTTCAATGTTCCGTTCGGTAAGTACAAAAAGCCTTATTTCCCTGCTGATGAAATCTGCGCCTTTGCTGAAAAAGCAAAGCGCGCAACATTCATTACTGCCCACTATTCAGAAACGCTTGATTTGGTTCGGGACGGGAATGACGTTGTTTACTGCGATCCGCCTTATCTGACTGATAGCGATAATTTCACCGCTTACCATGAGCGTGGTTTTTCGCATATGGATCAGGGGCGGCTGGCGCGTAAGCTGCGGCGCCTGGCTGAACGTGGAATTCAGGTAGTCGCGTCAAACAGCGATCTGGAAATGGTGCATTACATTTACGCAGGTTTTAACTCGGTAAGGGTTAATGCGCCGCGTAGTGTTGGTGCGGCAGCTGCAAGCCCGAAAATGGCGGCAGAACTGATTCTTAAATGGCCTTTACCGGCGACTCCTGAGGCCAGCGCATGACGCTGGCAATAAACGAAGATTGTTACGCCGTTGATGCCTGGCGGCGTGAAACCTTCGCGCCAGGTACACCGGCAGACGTGACAATCACGGAGCGCCGCCTGTGGGCTGTAAACCCGCAGGATCATAAATGGCGTGCTCAATACCTGCATGAAATACCCGACTGGTTAGCCGGGTATTTTGGTCGTCGTTACGAAAAGCTTTTTACTGGCCCTGACGGGCGTCGCCGTGCCAATACATTCCTGCGTCAGACTATTGGAGGGAATGTATTGCCACGTCTGCGCAAAGTGGCTGCTCATTATAAGCTGGCCGCTGATGCAATAGACCTTCCTTTTGGCAAGTCGCTGGAACGCCTGCCGTCACTTGACCGCCCGGAACTTAAAAAACTGGCTGGCCAGATATCTGGCTGGATCTCCCAGTCGCTGTATGACTTCACCGAACGGTTTGATTCCGGCACTGACGACCCTAAAGAGCTGCACCGCCGAACGATGGAGTCTTATCGCTATCTTTGTGCGTGCAGTCTGATGCTGAATAATCAGCCGCCATACTGGGCAGAACATGAAGCCAATGCCGGGCAACTGGAAACACGTAAGGCTGAATCCGGCATTCTTCGCATGATGGCACCTGAATGGTGGTATCTGCGCCTGAAGCGAGCGCGTGACGTACAGCGTGAGCATATGGCCATAGCCGTGGGGCAGGTGCAGAAAGCGGCCAGCGCTTATGTATCCCGTAAAACTCTGGGGGAATGGATAGAACAGAAAAAGCGAAATCTGGAGTTCTTTAAAAAGTTTGATCTGCTGAATGATGAAGGGCTGCGCATTGCACTGGACAGCATGGTACACCGCAGTGTTGCAAATCCGGCGATCCGTCGCTGTGAGCTAATGGTAAGAATGCGAGGATTTGAAGATATGGCCAATGAAGAAGGGCTGGCCGGTGAGTTTTACACTATCACCGCGCCATCTCGTTTCCATGCGGTACACAGCAAAGGGGGCTTTGTATCGCAATGGGATGGAAGTACGCCGCAGGATACCCAGCGCTATTTATGTGGCGTATGGGCAAAAGCCCGCGCCGCGATCTCGCGTGCGGGTATCCATGTATTTGGGTTCAGGGTTGTCGAACCTCACCATGACGGGACACCGCACTGGCATATGTTGCTGTTCATGCGCCCGCAGGACGTGGACACGGTGCGAGATATTCTTTGTTATCACGCCAGAATTACCGATTCCGAAGAACTGCAAACGCCAAATGCGCTAAAGGCACGTTTCCATGTTGAAGCCATCGATCCCGCTAAAGGGTCAGCGACGGGCTACATCGCCAAATACATTTCCAAAAACATTGATGGATTCGCGCTGGATGGCGAGCAGGACGAAGAAACCGGCGAAAACCTGCGGGATATGGCTAAATCTGTTTCTGCATGGGCTTCACGCTGGCGCATTCGCCAGTTTCAGCAGATTGGCGGTGCGCCGGTGACAGTCTGGCGTGAGCTTCGTCGGTTGCGGGATCAGGTGCTGACCGATCGCAGAATGGATGCGGTTCTGGCTGCTGCTGATGTCGGGGACTGGGCTGCATATACCCAGGCGCAGGGCGGTGCACTGGTTGCCCGCCGTGATCTGGTTGTTCGTCTGGCCTATGAAATTACGGAACAGGGTAACGAATATGCGGAAGACGTGCAGCGCGTACAGGGTGTTTATTCTCCTTTGGTTCCAGATTCAGAGGTCTGCACCCGTCTGGTTAAGTGGCAGAAGGTTGCGAAGTTGACCGAAGCGTCAGCGGAGGCGGGTTTTTCTGGCGGCAACGCCGCCCCTTGGAGTTCTGTCAATAACTGTACGGAGGGTGGAACCCGCAGACGGTTAAAACTGGAATTAAGAAGCCGGGGATTCGATGGTTCTGATGAAGAAATCGACATTCTGAAACGAGGAGGTGGGCTTCGTTTCGGCCAGTCAGCACTTATTTACCGGAACGGAAGATTGCAGGAGAAGCAAAACGAGCCAATGCAGGAGCTGTGGCCGGGATGGTTTTAGTTTTAAGTCTGTGAAAGGTAAACGCTTATCACTAAATAGCAGGAAAAATCCCTTTTACATTTTGTGCTTGAATGTATACTGTAATTATATACAGTTGTTCTGTTTTGGGAGGATGCTTGTGCAGGATTTGTTTTTGGAAACCATCGCATTGCAGCGGATTGCTTTGTTTACCCGGTTGATTGCAAACAGTAAGTGCACTGGCTGTGAAAAAGATATAGCACTGGCCTGGCTGAGCGAATTGACTGCGGATCTGGAAAGTAAACTTGATGAATATGAAGGCAAAAGCCCCCAAAAAGGGGGATTGTCATGCGGCGGGAGTCGCTTTCAGTAAGTCTAATGCCATCTGACGCTGATCGGGTGAAAGGGCATTCAGTATTTTTTGTACCATAGCATCACCTGTTTTAGCGCTTGGGCTGAGAGTGTGGGAGAACGTCAGATTCATGACAAACGTGTGACCACACTCGACATCTGAACAGGCGCAGTAAATATCGGCAATCTGCCGGTGTTTCCGGTTCGTTTTACGAATAACAGCTTTTGAGCCGCATTCCGGGCATTCGATTTTCAGAACTCGCATATTCCATGCTCCAGCTGTTAAATGATGCCTGGATTTTAGCCTTTTTTGCCTCATACCGCACCCTTATCCGTTGATTCTGTGTAACTTAAATCAAAGTTCAGGTGCAGGTTTTCCGGTATTTCTGGATCATTGTTTACGGCCATCATAAACCGGCGCTGAACAGGGGCGACTTCGCTTTTTTTATAAATCCGTTCGGCCTTTTCTACGTCACCCAGTCCGGCAGTATTTTGCGGGACAATGCCGGCAAGCCCGGCAGGAAAACGGTGCGCGTTCAGAATGTCCTGGGCGCTGATATTCTTGATGTTGGCAAATTCATCCTTAGCGGAAATATCCCCCATTTCAATGAATTTGATGGCGTCACCGTCTCCGCCGGGAATGTTTACCAGGATGGTGGAGAAGTTGCCGATTCCTTTACTGTCACGCAGCTGCTGTTCAATTTCTTCTTCCATTTCATCCGTCATGCTGGGGTCGCGGGTATAAAGAATACCGCCCGTGTGTGCGCCATTGTGGTAATAGCGGCGACGGAAAATGACCGCTTCACTGTTGAGCAATGCAGAATGTACGCCACCGATATAGTCGGGGAGCCCGTAAATATGCTGCTGCGGGTCGTACATCTTGATAAAAATGATATCTTCCTGCGACCATATCTGCGGTTCGCCTTCCTGTAGCACCACGTAATCACCAGGTTGATCAGTTGCGTTGTTCCTGTCTTTCCTGCGTCGGATATAGAGGCCGGGTAAGGGTTCCAGTCCGATCACGTCTCCCCATCCGTTACGAATTTTTCCAAGCGCAATATCCCCAAATGTGATGTAGTCAAAAGCTGCGGCTTCCAGCTGGTCGTAAGTCAGGCCGCCAGACAGATAATCAGACACAATCATGTTTTTACGGGCATGGATGATGCCGCCATGTTGACCGTTAAGGTTAATCAGTTGTGCCAGTGCCAGCCGGTCAATTGGCTGGGTAAAATGATCGGCGGCATTGTCGTACCAGATATCCCGGTAGTCGGTGCCGGTGGTCAGAACAGGTTCCGGTTTGCCGAACGTAATAATGCTCATTTTTTTTGACTTATCGCCGCGCTGGTCGCGCTTAACGAAGTGTTTCTTTTTACTCATGCTGCCTTGTTCCTTAAATTCCAGCGTGATTTAGGTTTATTTTCATAGTTCAGAGGTTCGTTATGCAGGGCGTGGGTTATCGCCCAGAACGCTTCGGCGTGTCCTGTGTCCTGGCTGCGGTCTGCAACAAAGGTCATGGCATTGCCGCTTTGTGTGGTTGTGCGGCGTACGGACATAAAGCTGGCCGGGATCTCTTTCAGGTTTTTGTCCCATTCAATTCGCTGACTTTCGACCACGTCAGCCGCCTTCAGTACCAGCTGATTTTTCGTGTTCAGGTCGTAACGAATGGCGACGGCCACACGCATGGCAAAATGCTGAATGTTGTCAAAAACGCCCTGGCCAATACCGGTAACGTCCACGCCCAGATAGGTGAAGTTGTATTTTTTAAACAGCTGCTCGATCTGCTTTGCCTGGTACCGGAAGTTCATTCCTTTCCAGTAAATCACCTTCAGAACGCGGAATTTCTCCACGGCGAACATCGGCGGTGCCACAATCACAAAACAGGACAAATCACCGCTGCGAGCCGGGTCAAAGCCGCCCCATACTGGCCTGTCACCAAATGGCCGGGCGGCGTCCGGGTTATGATCCTGCCAGGTATCCACTTCCACGCCGCAGGCTTCCAGGTCGGAAAAGCTGAAAACGGAATCTTTACTGTCCACAAACACGCACATATAGAGCATGTTGAAAGTGGCTGTGTTGTAGCGGTTGCGCAGCTTCTCGATGTTGGCCAGATTGAAGCCGCCCGCAATGGCATCCTCCATCGTAATGACGTAGCGCCACTGGCCATCCGGACAAACCCGCCCGCCGTCGCGCAATTCATCAAAGGTCGGAAACTTAATGGCAGTACGTTTTTTACTGCCCTGTTTCCATTCATCGCCTGTCCAGAACGGGTACGCCTGGTGAGTTTTAGCTGACGGTGTTGAAAAGTAGGTGGTACGCCACTTGTCATGTGTGGCCATTGCACTGGCCACTTCATTAAGTTTTGTGAAATTTGGAACCCAGAAATATTCATCACAGTACAGGTGGCCGCTGTAGGACTGGGCGGTGTTCTTGTTGGTGGACAGGAAGCGCAGCTCCGCGCCGTTGGACAAGCGGATGGGGTTGCCGGTCAGCGTGATCCCGAAATACTGTTCAGCAATATTTACGATGTAAGACCGGAACACTTCCGCCTGCGCTTTTGATGCCGACAGAAAGATTTGTGGATCACCGGTCATGACTGCGTTTTCAAACGCCTCAAACGCAAAATACCAGGTCGCACCAATCTGGCGGCTTTTGAGGATGTTTCTGACCAGCTGGCCAATGTTCCGGCGCAGGTGTTTCTGGTATTCAAACAGGTGCTCATCAGCCCAGGCGTCAAAATCCTCCTGCGTCAGCGAGGAAATATCGTTTTTCTTGTATTTCCGTTTGCGGCGGGGTTCGTCGTCATTGCTGTCCCGCGCATCTGCCTGCCCGGAATTCTGACCGCTGGCCATCTTTTCTTTATGCTTATTGCTTTGCGCACGTAGTTTTGTGGCGTGAGCAATGAGCATGTCCATTTCTTTCAGGTCGAGATCGGTTTTGTTATCCCGGCTGGCCAGTAGCTGGTAGCGGCGTTCGATAGCCTCTTCAGTGCTTTCAAAACTGAGCAAATCAGCCCAGCTGTATTTTTCAGCCCAGTAGTAAACGATCCGCGCATTCGGCAGATTTAATTCAGATGCAATTTCTTTTGGCGTATAGCGGCGCAGATAAAGTGCGCGGACAACGCCTTTTAATTCTTCAGAGTATTTAGCCATGCGGTAATTATGCCGTGGCTGTAATAAAAAAACGGTGGTGATAATTCGTCTGCATTCGGTAAAGCGTTATATCCGAACTGTTCAGAATAAAACGTAATGCAGCAATGGTTTTATTTGGCAATAATTGATTTGCAGCGTCAGGGAGTGGAACAGGGGGGATATGTCACATTTAAAAACTGACTGGCTGTGTGTTGCTACTGAAGGGGATACCGTTGACGGCAGGATAATTAAACGCCAGTGGATTATCGATATGGGGGAAACCTATGACTATAACCACTGGGTCGCTTTAATCTGGCCAGAGCATGAGGACGATTACGGTAATTTTGGCGAAGTTCTGGAGGCCACCTGGAATGATGGTGAAGATGGACTGGCGCGGTTGTATGTCAGTTTATGCCCGAATATACGTCTGATCTTCGCCAATCATGAAGATCAGCTTTTGTTCTTCTCCATTGAGCCGGAAGAAAACTGGCGTGGTAGCGGACGGACTTACCTGAAAGGACTGGCAGTAACAGACACGCCAGCCAGTGTTGGCACCACACGGCTGCGTTTTAGCAGTCGGCGCAAAAAATTATCTAAGCAGGGTTATTACGGCTGTGTAATTTCCCGTGATGGAAAAATAAAACAGGAAGAAAGAATGAAGAACTGGCAAAAAATGTTTGGTATTAAACCGAAGTTTGAAGATGAAACGCCGCCAGATGATAGCACGCAGGGTGATGATAAGTTACAGGCACTGGCAAACGCGGTAAACGAACTGGAAGGCCGTGTGGCCAAAATTGAAAATCAACTGAATGATGTTCAGGGTGATGTGGATACTATTGCGGAAGTGGTGGATACAGAAGAATTTGCCGCCATTCGTGATAATGCAAAAGATATCGTTAAGCGTTTTAACGATTTGGGAAATAAATCAGTCCGTACACCAGGCCGCAAAATTTCAGAGAAAGCCGGAAAGTTTAATTTCCTGTAATTCACTTTAGCGCTGATTAGTTTCAAATATTTTTATTATCGCTTAATCGCGAGGGAGTTTTATGCACCTTAATAACCGTGCGCGGGAATTACTGGACGGATATTCGGCGGGCATGGCGCAGCAGTTTGGGGCGCGTGATGCCAGTCGTTATTTTTCCCTGAGTAACCCGCAGGAAAATGCGCTGCGTCTTGCGCTGCTGGAGTCCGTCGAATTCCTGGACATGCTTACCTGTCTGGATGTTGATCAGCTGAGTGGCCAGGTGATTTCCGTTGGTTCTTCCGTATTACACACAGGACGTAGTGAAAGTGGCCGTTTTATTCGCCAGGTTGGTGTGGACGGAAACGACTATTCACTGGTTGAAACAGACAGCTGCGCCGCGTTGCGCTGGGATCTGCTTTCGGTCTGGGCAAACGCCGGTAAGGATGAAAACGAGTTTTACAACCTTGTCCAGGCATTCACCACGCAGTCTTTTGCACTGGATATGTTGCGTATCGGCTTTAACGGTAAGAGCCGCGCAAAAACCACTGATCCCGAAGCTAACCCGAACGGTGAAGATGTGAATATCGGCTGGCATGAGCGCATGAAAACGCTGCTGGGCGGCAATCAGATTATGACCGATTCGGTGGTGCTGGATGCAGCCGGGGATTACAAATCACTGGATGCAATGGCGTCAGACCTGATTAACGCCAAAATTCCGGCGCAGTTCCGCAATGACCCGCGTCTGGTGGTTCTGGTGGGGGCTGATCTGGTTGCTGCTGAACAGTATCGCCTGTATCAGGCCGCAGACCGTCCGACTGAAAAAATCGCGGCGCAGTTGCTGGGGAATACCATTGCTGGCCGTCCGGCCATTATCCCGCCTTTTATGCCGGGAAAACGCATGGTGGTGACGCCGCTGAAAAATCTGCACATCTATACCCAGCGCAATACCCGTATGCGTAAGGCGGAGTTTGTGGAAGACCGTAAGCAGTTCGAAAACAAATACCTGCGCAATGAAGGATATGCGGTGGAAGTGCCGGAACTGTATGCGGCCATTGATGAATCCGCCGTAACTATCGGCAAGGTTTCCGAACCAGCGGAGGGCTGATAAATGGCACTTTCTCCCGCGCAGCGTCACAGCCAGCGCATTGCGATGGAACAAAAGCTGAAGCGAAGCCAGGCACTGGAAACCACGGAAAGTATGCACCTTCTGGTCAAAGCGCTGGAAACGGATGTGGGGCACGTACGCAGCCTGCCGACAATCGCGGATCGCATTGAGTTTAAAAGGGATGTGTTGCTGCCGCGCTGGGTACCGACTGTTGAAGCGTATCTGGAAAGCAAGCAGGTGTACGCCAATCCGGTATTTGCCTGGTGTGTTATCTGGCTGTTTGACGTGGGCGAGCTGGATCAGGCGCTGGAATGGGCTGATATCGCAATCAGTCAGCAACAGGCCACACCGGATCAGTTACGCAGCAATTTTCCCACGTTTGTGGCCGATACGATGCTGGCATGGGCGCAGGAAAGCGCCGGGCGCGGAGAAAGTATTGAGCCGTATTTCTCCCGTACGTTTGAACGTGTGGCAGGGGTATGGCGACTGCATGAGCATGTAACAGCCAAGTGGTACAAATTTGCGGGGCTGGAGCTGCTGCGTAATGAGGATGGCCAGCAAACTGCTGCGGGTGTGGATGATATTGAAACGCTGGAAAAAGCCGATCATTTGCTGGCCATCGCAGAAAAACACTACTCAAAAATTGGCGTCAGAACAGCGCGGCAGACCATTGCCGCCCGTGTCCGAAAACTGACGCAGGGGTAAAGACTACCGTACGCCAGGCGGACGCGGTGGAGGGCAAAACACCTTGTGTGTCATTGCGCCGTGGAAACCGGTCAGTCCGCCTTTTTCGGGGGATTTATGTTTAGTGGAAAACCGCTGGATTATCAGGACGAGCCGCTGGCCAATAACGGTTTCTGGCCGGATCTGAACCTGAAGGATTTTCAGGCGCAGCGGTCACTACCGCCAGATATTGACGCTGACACCATCAGCCAGGCGCTGCTTGCCGCTGTCGCGGAGGTGAATGCCGAGCTGGAAAACGTGGAGGCCAGCTGGAAAGCGAAAGGCCATACGCTGGCGGCAGATGTGCCGGGTGTAAAGATGGGCGGACTTAACAGCCTGTGCGCCCAGTACATGAAAGCCGTTTTTGCCAGGGCAAAAGCGGATCTGTTGGGTGAGTTCGCCACTATCGGACGGCGTGATAGCCATCCGGGGCAGGAAAGCCAGGAGACACGGGCCGGGTTACTGGCTGAGGCGTCCGTGGTGATCCGTCGCATGAAGGGGCTTAAACGGGCAACGGTGAAAAAAGTATGAGCCAGACGCAGATCCAAAGCCTGACCGCTTTTTTTCAGGAGAACGTTCCGCCGCGGGCGATGCAGTCATTTGACAGCGTACTGGATGAAATGAAGTTCATCCCCGCCGCGAAGGATTACGGACTGGGGCAATATCGCCAGGCGGTTATTCGGTATGACGCAGTTCTGAGCTGGGCGCGTTTTCCCTATCGCCTGTGTCCGCCGCAGTTACTTATGTCCTTACTGGCGGCGTGGCTGGACGATGCAGACAGAGACCTGCTGGATGAAGTCGGGCTGAGTGAAGCCGAACCTGACTGGGATGTGTCGGTGGAAGATGAGGAAACCGCCACTGTGGTGCTGACCGTTCCGATGGTGGAAGAACTGGTGATCAGGCAGGACGAAAACGGGGCTATTCCGTGGCGTGGTGAGCGCTGGTCACTGGCAGAGCCTGAAATCTGGACGGCGTTAACTGCCAGCATTTTTAGTGTGGATGAAACCGGGGCGCCGGTGAGCGGGGAAATATGATAGCCGGTGGCGAGCTGAATAAAAAACAGCTGACTGAATTACGTAAGGCACTGGTCAGTATGGAGTTGCCACCGCAAAAGCGCCAGCGGCTGATCTGGCGTCTGGCCAAATATGGCGTGATTGCTGCGGCAAAACGGCATGTGCGTAATCAGGAATCCCCGGATGGTCAGAAATGGCCGGGACGTAAGACAAAACGCAAAGGGAAGATGCTGCGTAACCTGCCAAAGCTGCTTCATATCCGCGAAATGCCTGAAATTCAGGCTGTACGGATCTATTTGCAGGGCGGCGGGTACCGGAACGGGGAAACGCCGGTTCCGGCTGGAACCGTAGGTTATGCGCAACAAAACGGAATGCGGGTAAAGGTCAGCCGCAGCAGTCAGCCACGTAAGGCGGACGCCGGAAAAATGGCGACACCTGCCCAGGCTAAAAAACTGCGTGCGCTGGGGTATCGGGTGAGAACCGGAAAACGCTGGAAAAAGCCCACGCTGGGCGATATCACGCGGACGATACCATACAGCCAGGCCGGATTACTGATTCGAAAGCTGAGTGGTAAAGCAGTGAAAACCAGCTGGACAGTGGATCTTCCTGCCCGCGTATTTCTGGGCATGAATGACGATGAATTTGATAAAGCGCTGGCGCGTCAGCTTCAGGCTATAGGCTTTGGCTGGAATGTAAAGGCGCAGGATATTAAGGGGAAAACATGACCTGGCCAACCGTGACCGTTAACCAGGTAAACCAGCTACTGGGTGAAACCAATGAGGTGGAGCGCACGTTGCTGTTTATCGGTACGGGTACCAAAAATGTGGGTAAAACGCTGGCTGTTAACGCACAGAGTGACTTTAACGCGCTACTGGGTGAGGGGAACAGCCCGTTAAAAAGTGATGTACTGGCGGCAATGGCGAACGCCGGCCAGAACTGGTGGGGATTTGTTCATGTACTGGCCGCAGACAGTGAGCCGGGCGCGTGGGTGGATGCCGTCAAAGCTGCACAGGTTTCCTGCTCGGTGGAAGGCGTGGTGCTGTCGGATGATGTGGCGGCAAAAGAACAGATTAACCAGGCGGCAACGCTGCGATCTGAACTGATTGCGCAATACGGGCGCTGGGTGTGGTTCATCCTGGCGGTTCAGGGAATGCAGGAGGATGAAGCCCAGGCGGATTATCTGAAACGTCTGTCCACCCTTCAGCAGGGTATTGCAGAGAAAGCGGTTCAGCTGGTTCCGCGTCTGTGGGGGAATGAACCGGGTGTGCTGGCCGGTCGCCTGTGTAACCGGGCGGTGACGGTGGCTGACAGCCCGGCGAGGGTGAAAACCGGGGCGCTACTTAATCTGGGCAGCGATGAACTACCGGAAGATGGCACCGGGAAAACACTGGAGCTGGCCACCCTTAAAGCGCTGGAAGCGCAGCGCTACAGCGTGCCGATGTGGTATCCGGATTATGACGGTTTTTACTGGGCTGACGGACGTACGCTGGATGTGGAAGGGGGGGATTATCAGTCCATTGAGACGCTACGTATTGTGGACAAGGCCGCCCGTCGTGTCCGTCTGCTGGCTATCGGTAAAATTGCCGATCGTTCGCTGAACAGTACGCCGGGCAGCATCGCGGCACACCAGACGTTGTTTGCCCGCCCACTGCGCGAAATGTCCACGGCGGCCAACATTAACGGTGTGTCGTTTCCGGGAGAGGTGAAGCCGCCGCAGGATGGAGATGTCTCTATTGTCTGGAAGAGCAAAAAGGCGGTGGATATTTACATTGTGGTACGCACGTATGAAGTGCCACTGCAAATTACTATCAGCCTGTTACTGGATGCCAGTCTGGAGGCCGCAGCATGACCAAACGTATTTCAGGTATGTCATTTGATGCCTACATCGATGGTGAACTGATCCATATAGAAAAAATTTCGCTGGATATCACGGATAACAGCGCCGCCGCCCAGACCCGTGGTGTGCCGGACGGCCATGTTGATGGCGATGTGGCCGCAGAAGGAGAAATTGAAGTCAGTTCTAAAGTGCTTCAGGTACTGACAGCCAAAGCCCGCGCCGCAGGTTCGTGGCGAGGTATTGAACCGCTGGATTTTCTTTTCTACGCCAAAGCAGGCAGTGAAGAAGTGAAGGTCGAGACGTTCGGCAATAAATTGCAGTTAAGCAATCTGCTGGATATTGATCCAAAAGGCGGCAGCGTATCCACGCACAAAATTAAATACTTCGTGACCAGTCCGAAGTTCGTCAACATCAACGGTGTTCCGTATCTGGAAGCGGAAGCTACGGAAAATCTGATCGGGTAAGGAAAAGGGATGCAGGACTACGAAAAAGGGTTTATTGCGCTGGCAATTATGGGGGCGCTGATTGCCCTGGGCAAGATGCTGAACAGTGACGAGCCGATCACGGCCCGTCTGGTGCTGGGGCGTGTCATTGTGGGCAGCGCGTTATCAGTAGCGGCAGGGGTGGCGCTTTACTTCGTACCGGATATCCATCCGCTTGCGCTTGCCGGCATTGGTTCAGCGTTGGGGATTCTTGGCCTTAATGGTGTTGAAGCCTGGCTACGTAAGAAAGGGATCGGTTTTCTGGGGAAAGGGGCTGATAAATGACACTGAGTGAAAAACAGCAGCTGTTTACCGTTATGGTGGCAAATCTGATCCACTGGGCAGAAGAACACGGCTACCGGCTGACGTTCGGGGAGGCTTACCGTACGCCGGAACAGGCGGCGCTGAACGCGAAAAAGGGCAGCGGTATTACCAACAGTCTGCATACACGGCGTCTGGCAGTGGATTTTAACCTGTTTGTTAACGGCCAGTACCAGACCCGCACAGAGGATTACCTGCCGCTGGGCGAATACTGGGAGTCACTGGGCGGCAGCTGGGGCGGGCGCTTCAAATCCAGGCCGGATGGTAATCATTTCAGTCTGGAACATGACGGGGTTCGCTGATGGATCGTGTGGTGGCGGGCTGGCTTATGACGGTTGTTCTGGCCTTCTGGGCAGGCTGGAAGGCGGCTAACTGGCAGCGTGACAGTATCGATCTGGCCATCAGTCGGTCAGCCAGCGCTACCGGGGAAACGCTGGCGAGCATGGCCAGTGAATCCGGGCGAAAACTGGAAGAACAACTGGAGGCTTTGAAAAATGCACCGCCGCGTGAAATTCGTACGGAGGTGGTTAAACCGGTGTTTACTAACGTGTGCCTGTCTGACGACTTTGTCCGCATGTACAACGACGCCACCGCCAGTACCGAACGTGCGTTATCAGGAAAACCTGAAAACTAAATGCGTCACGCAGCTGCCACGCCTGAAAGGGACTACGGGTAAAGATGCTGCGGAACTGTTGAATGCGTATCTTGAAATTTATGGTCAGTGTGCAGCACGCCATAATCAGTTAATAGATGAAATTAATCGTAGAGAGAGTCTTTTATATGGAAAAAATTAAACTGTGTGTCTGTGGGGCTGATATTATTTTTGAACCAAATCAGACCGCCTATAATAAGTTTATTAATGAAATGGCAATGGACAATAAAGTGGCACCTGCGCATAACTACCTGATGCGTATTGTTGCAACGGAAAGCAAGGAAGCTTTAGCTGAAATATTAAAACGTCCGGGCGCTGCGCTTCAGCTTGTCAGTAAGGTTAATGATATTTACGCTCCTGAACTGGAAATTGAAGTAAAAAACTGACAAAGCGAGTCCGGGCAATTGAACAGAACGGACTCGAACAATATTTAATACTTCGCCGTCATTATTTACCACATGGTCAGGATTCCGTTGACGATATTGCTGCGGCTATCTGGCTGGATAACCGTCACTGGGAATATACAGGAATTGCTGTGGCCAATGGTGTGGCTAAAGCATTTAAAGGCACAGAATGAAACAGTTAGATTTTACATTAAGCCTGATTGATAAGCTGTCCCGCCCGTTAAAACAGGCACAGAGCAGCGTCACCGGCTTTGCTGAAAAATCAAAAGCGGCCTTTATGCAGATTGGCTGTGGTGTGCTGGCTTTAGCGGGCACAGGAATGGCCATACGGGGTGCGTTATCACCGGCAATTGAAATGTATGATGCGCTGAATGATGCAGCATCAAAAGGGATTGATGATCAGGCATTGAAAGCCGTACAGCGGGATGCGCTGCGCTTCAGTACAACTTATGGCGCCAGTGCGGTGGAATTTGTTCAGTCCACTGAAAGTATTAATTCCGCCATTGCCGGGCTGACCGGTAATGAACTGCCGAAAGTGACAAAAGTTGCTAATACCCTGGCGTTTGCCCTGAAATCCACCGCCGCAGAAACGGCGGAATTTATGGGGCAGATGTTTGGTAATTTTTCCGCCGATGCGGAGCGTCTGGGCAAGGTTCAGTTCGCTGAACAGCTGGCCGGAAAAATGGTGTATATGCGTAAAACGTTCGGTACTGAAATGGCGACGATTAAGGATTTGATGGAAGGTGCGCGCGGTGTGGGGACTAACTACGGTGTCGGACTGGATGAACAGCTGGCGGTACTGGGGCAACTGAACCGCACGCTGGGAACGGAAGCCAGCAGCGCCTATGAAGGCTTTATGACGGGGGCAGTTGAGGGGGCGAAAAAACTGGGGCTGTCCTTCACTGACGCTACCGGAAAAATGCTGTCCATGCCTGAGATGCTGATTAAATTGCAGGGCAAATACGGCAAGAGCCTGGAAGGGAATCTGAAAGCCCAGGCGGAACTGGATGCGGCATTCGGTGACAGCTCGGCTGTGGTCAAACACCTTTACGGTAATGTGGCGCTTCTCCAGAGGAATATCACCGAACTGGGCGGATCTGACGGTCTGAAACGTACGCAGGAGATGGCCAGTAAACTGGTGAAACCGTGGGATCGGTTTGTACAAATCCTGAAAGCTATTCAGACCGTAATAGGGCTGACACTAATCCCGGTATTGTATCCGGTACTGAATCGTCTGGCGGATATGGGACAGACATTTGCCAGATGGATGCAGCTATTTCCCAACATTGCCCGTGTTATCGGCTACGCCGCTATGGCGTTGCTGGGGTTTGCGGCAGTGGGCGCGGTTGCCAATATTGTGATGGGCGCTTCTAAGTTTATCATGGCAGGTTTACGCGGGATCTGGGTTGCCATGACCGCCGTCACGAAAGCATATACGGCAATGGTATGGCTGGCACAAATTGCTGTTATCGCCTGGAATGCGACGCTTAAATTTTTGCGCGGAGCGTTGCTGGCCGTTCGTATGGCGGCAATCATGGCCGGAATCGGTATTAATCTTATGAGCTGGCCGGTCTTGCTTGTGATCGGGGCGATAGCGTTGCTTGCGGCGGGTTGCTGGTTGCTGATTAAACACTGGGATACGGTGAAAGCAGCTGTTATGGAAACATCCGCGTTTCAGGCGTGTGCCAGGGTGGTGGCGTGGCTGGCCGGGGTGTTTTCCACAGCGTGGCAATTTATCAGTGAAGGCTGGAACAGTTTTATTGCGCTATTAACAGGGTTTTCACCCTCACAAGCATTAAGTGGACTGGCGTCGGGTATTGTATCCATGTTTGATAATGTCTGGCAGTCCGTTAAAGGTGGTTTTCTGAAATCGTGGAACTGGATTGTTGAGAAGCTGAATAAAATACCCGGCGTTGATATCTCAATGGTTAATGAAACCTCTTTGCCACCATTAACAGTAAATAATTTATCTACAGGTGGCGAGCTAAAAGGAATTGATAAAGGTGGTATCAGTAAATCTGTCAGTAATAACTCAAGGTCTGTGACGGATAACAGCCGGAAAATTAATACTGTCAATATCTATCCAAAAGAAATGATAACGCCGGGGCAGTTAATGGAGTTTCAGGAGCTGGGCGTATGAATGAAATCCTGTATGTTGATTTATTAATTCAGGGAAATGACTTTGTCCTGAATACCGGTAATGAACCTGAATTATGTAATAACCGTAAAAGTATCGGGCAGGACATTATTCATTCCATTATTGAAAGCGGTCTGGCGACGGAATTAATTGCCGAGAGAAGCCCGACCATGCGGGCAGATATTTTTACCCGTATGGAATTACTGATTGAGGATGATGAACGTATCGTTCCGGGAACAGTGGAAATCGGTGAAGAAAGCCGGACACGGTTGTGGATCACGGCCAGTACTTATGACTTCGGCGGAATATCGGTACAGGTGGATTTATGACGGAAAAGCCACAGGTTGACTTTGAAGAGGTGGTGAAAGCCAGCGGTATGCCGGTGACGGAAGAAGAGATTCGCGATCGCTTTAATGCCATTGCGACGGAGGAGGGAATTATCACGAATACCTCCCGTATGTCTCCGTTCTGGCGACTGGTCACGGCCATTGTAACCGCGCCGGTGATGTGGCTGAAGGAGGTTCTGATCTCCACCGTACTGGCCAATATGTTTGTGGCCACGGCCAGTGGAAACATGTTACGGCTGCTGGCATGGGCGGTGAATATCACGCCGAAGCCCGCCAGCGCTGCACAGGGCGTTATCCGTTTTTACAAGGAAGACGCCAGCGCCGTGGTGACGGTGAAGGCCGGAACGGTGATACAGACAGAACGTATTAACGGCAGGGTGTATGAACTGGCCACCACGGAAGATGTGGTGATCGCCTCCGGTACCGCCAGCGTACTGCTGCCGGTAAAAGCAACGGGAACGGGCGGTGCATATAACCTGGCACCGGGATATTACCGCATTCTGCCGGTGGCCGTGGACGGCATCAGCCATGTGGCCAGTGAAGAAAACTGGCTGACCATACCGGGCGCGGATGAGGAAAGCGATGATGAACTGCGTGAGCGTTGCCGTAACCAGTTTAACCTGGTGGGCAACTACCACACGGACGCGGTGTACCGGTCGATGATTGCCGGTGTTGCCGGACTGAGCATTGACCGGATTTTCTTTGAGCACGAAGCACCGAGGGGGCCGGGGACGGCCAACGCCTATTTATTGCTGGACAGCGGTGTGGCTTCTGCGCCGTTTGTGGATGCCGTGAATGACTATATCAACACGCAGGGGCATCACGGCCACGGGGATGATATGCAGTGTTATGCCATGCCGGAGACCCTGCACGATCTGGCGGTCACTGTCTGGGTCAGGAACCTGAACAACATCAGTGATGATGAACAGAAGCGCCTGAAGGATGGTATTGAAAACCTGATCCGGTGCGCCTTCCGGGAAAATACGGACTATGACGTCAGAAGGACGTGGCCGTATTCGCGGTTCTCCTTCTCGCAGCTGGGGCGCGAAATCCATAAAAATTTTCCGGTAACGGAATCGCTGAATTTTTCGCTGGATGACATTGCCAGTGAGCTGAATGTGCCGCGCCTGAAATCGCTTGTGGTGAGTATTGAGAATGAATGAGTTCATGAAAAAACTGGCCGGAATGGTACTTCCCTCCTGGATGGACAGGGGAGAACCGCGAAAACTACTGCAAACGGCGCGTCGGTTCTGGGCGGAAGTGTACGGCTGGGTGACGTGGCCACTGAACCAGTTTGATCCGCTGACCTGTACACCGGCGTTACTTAACCTGCTGGCGTATGACCGGGACATTTCCCGCTTTGACGGGGAGCCGCTGGAACTGTTCCGCAGGCGTGTGGCGTATGCCTTCGTGAATGCGCGTGACGCCGGTTCTGTTGAGGGATTTATCAGTATCTTTGAGCGACTGGGGATCGGGTACGTTGAACTGATGGAGCGCCAGCCGGGAATTGACTGGGATGTGATTCAGGTTCGCGTCACGGACAGCCAGATTGCGACTAACACGCAGCTGATGATCCAGATTATCCGGCAGTACGGGCGGACATGCCGCCGTTACCAGTTTGAAGTGATCACGTCCGAACGGCTGACTATCCGGGCGGGATGGGATCAGGGGGAATATGTGGTTTATCCGGCAGCACTGAGCGGTACGGAAACCAGCAGCGCGACGTACAGCGCAGGGTTATAAGGGGATTATATGTCACAGACAACAATTACACTGGCATTTGAGCAGTGGAAAGCGCAGCAGGGTGCCACGGGGGAGTCTGTCCTGCTGGATGAATTTGTATTCGCTAATGTGCCGGAACTTGACCCGGATCAGCCGGTTGACCGCAATGAAACCCTGCCACCGGCTGAACAGATTGTTCACCGGCAGGCCGTCAGCCGTAAGGGCGTGGTGAATGACAACGCTGTGGTGCATTCCGTCGTACTGGGGGCGGATGTGGGGGATTTTTCCTTTAACTGGATTGGTCTGATTAATAAGGCCAGCGGTACGCTGGCAATGATTGTTCATGCGCCATTACAGCAAAAACTTAAAACAGCTGAAGGGCAACAGGGGAACGTGCTTACGCGCTCGTTTCTGATGGAATATAACGGCGCACAGGCTGAAACCGGAATTAATACGCCTGCCGAGACCTGGCAGATTGACTTTACCGCACGTATGGCCGGAATGGACGAGCGCCAGCGCCTGGAAAATATCGACATCTTCGGGGCGGCGGCGTTTTTTGGTGACGGCTATCTGGTCGGGAAAAGCGGGAATCAGTTTTATGTGACCAAAGGTACCGGCTATGTGGCAGGGCTGCGCACAACGCTTGCAGAAAACCGGAATATTACCGTGACAACCAGGACGGTCAAAGTCTGGCTGGATGTATGCTGGACAGGAACGCTTACCAGCGTGTGGGGTGTGCAGTCCCGTATTACGGTTGCTGACAACCTGGCGGATTATGTGCAGAACGGCGTACAGCATTATGTGTTTGCTGTGGCGGATATTGATGAAAACGGCAATATTACGGATTTACGCCCGAAAGGGACACTGAATGAGCAGCAGGCCAGCGATGCGCTGAGAAAACATGAGCAATCCCGTAATCATCCGGACGCCACTACCAGCGCGAAGGGGTTCACCCAGTTAAGCAGCGCGACAGACAGCACCAGTGAAGAACAGGCCGCTACGCCGAAAGCAGTCAAGATTGCTATGGATAATGCCGCAGCACGACTAGCGAAAGACAGGAACGGATCGGATATTCCTGATAAACCTCTGTTTGTTCAAAATATTGGACTGGGAAATGTGCTTTTCAAAGGTGATGGCAGGTTCCTCGCGGGAACATTTGTCAGTGACGCAATTGACCGAACATCAATTGGTGCCAGGGCGGCTACAGGCTGTCAGTTTATGCGCGCACATCAGGCACCTGATGCGCCAGACCAGGTAAGTTTCTGGCAAATTATTACCCTTAGCGAGGTGGTAAGTCCGACCACTGTTGTGGATGTTCTTGCAGTCAGTGGCAATAACGTATTGTTTGGTCACGGTACAGGAGCAGGTATTACCTCATGGCGTCATGTGGCGATGCTGGAGGGGGGCGCCTTTACGGGGGGTATTTCTGCTCTTTACATCAGATAA